CAACAGACAAGAAACATCACTGTGGAACCACAAACCAGAACCATTGACATTGATCAACAGACAAGAACATTAAATATCAAAGGATACATCGACTAATGACAGAAACATCTTCAACACTGTGGCAACTGAACAACCATTCACATCACTTTGTGATCAACTCTGGTGCCAATGTGGATGTTGCACTGGACTATGTGAATCTTCTAGAGTCAGATGAAGAACTGACTAGTGTGTCAGTGACCACAACATCAGGCACACTCACTGTACACACCACATACACCATGTTTGATCAAAGCACAAGATTTGGACTGGAACATCAACTGATTACATTTTTACAACCATCAGCTGTGGGCACACACAACTGCACAGCCACAGCAGAAACCAACCGATCAAGACGATTTGTGCATAACTTTTCTATCTTGACACCGGAATAAATACACACAAGGAGCAACCATGGCAACTATCACAGGATTTGAAACAGACAACAAAGGTGCATTTATCAGGAAAGATCCTGCCAGTGTACTAGACTACACAATCAATTGGACAGACTGGCTGGGCTCGGACACTCTGTCTTCAGTGACATTTGCAATATCTTCTGATGCAGAAACATCGCCCACACTGGCATTTTCAACTGCAATCACAGGCTCATCAGCCAATCAAGTGTCAGGAAAGAACACCATTGTGTATCTTTCAGGTGGCACAGCAGGTGTGATATACACAATCACAGCCACAGTGGTGACATCATCAGCAAGAACTGTCAAAAGAAGCTTCAGAGTCAAAGTAGAAAACATACAATTATAAAACATAATTGGCAGGGTGATACAACACCCAAAAAATAGGAGAACACAATGACTGACACGGAATCAGATAAAAAACCGGATAAACCATCAGCTGGTAGACCCAAAATCAAACTAGATCCCCTCATGATTCAAAATCTTGCATCTATTTTCTGCACAAACAGAGAAATAGCCGCCATGATGTCATGTAGCACAGACACACTGGTGCGGAATTATGCCGACCACATAAAAAAAGGTCGTGAACAAGGCAAATCATCACTGAGAAGAAGACAATGGGAAAAAGCCATGGAGGGCAATACCACCATGTTGATATGGTTAGGAAAACAATACCTAGAGCAGAAAGATCAACCAATTGCAGAGGTAGATAAAAAACCATTGCCCTGGGTAGATTAATTTGTTACAATAGAATATGCCATTGACCCAACCACAACAGACTGTTGCAGATGATCCACACAGATTCAGAGTGTGTGTGTCGGGTAGAAGATTTGGCAAAACACATTTGGCAATCAGAGAACTGTGTAGATTTGCCAGACAACCAGGCCGACTGTGTTGGTTGGTTGAACCATCTTACAGAATGGCCAAACAGATTGTGTGGGACAAACTCAAACAGAAATTGTTTGAACTAAACTGGATAGAAAGAGTCAATGAATCAGATCTATCAATCAGATTGGTAAATGGATCCACTATTGCACTGAGATCTGCAGACAATCCTGATGCACTGAGAGGTATGGGTATATCAGGTATATTGATCATGGACGAAGCACAAGACATAGATTCAAAGGCCTGGACAGAAGTCCTCAGACCCACACTGTCAGACACAGGTGGTCATGCACTATTCACAGGCACACCCAAAGGTGTAGGCAACTGGTTGTATGATCTGTACAACATGCCCAAACAGAATCGACAATGGGCCTCATGGCAGTTTACCACACTGGAAGGTCAACAAGTCACTGAACAAGAACTAGAACAAGCTCGACAAGATCTAGATGAAAAAACATACAAACAGGAATATGAAGCATCATTTGAAACATGGGCAGGTGTGATATACTACAACTTTGGTGATCACAACATTCAGACTGCACCTAGCCGTATGCCTGATCAATTGCACATAGGAGGAGACTTCAACATTGATCCCATGTCAGCCTGTGTGGCCATCAAGACTCAGAAAGGTCTACACATTGTGGATGAAATATCCATATATGGATCCAACACAGATGAAATGGTTCAAGAGATCAGAAACAGATACCCAACTCAGAGCATTGTGTATTATCCTGATCCTGCTTCAAGACAGAGAAAAACATCTGCAGGTGGTAGAACAGATCTTTCCATACTGCAAAATGCAGGATTCACAGTGAAAGTAAGACCATCACACACACCTGTGAGAGACAGAATAAATGCTGTTAATGGTGCACTGAAATCTGTGAACAATGATATAAAATTATCTGTGTCACCCACATGTAAGTCAGTGATTCGATCATTGACCAAACAGAGCTACAAAGAAGGAACTTCTGTGCCGGACAACAACGACAATCTATCGCATATGGCAGATGCCGTGGGCTATTTGGTAGATTACATATATCCCGTCAAGAGAAATATTATAAATACAACAAGTAATGCAACTTGGACAATGCCCACACGATCTAGATAAAGGATAACCTATGACAGCAATATATGATGCTTTCACCACACAATACAGAATAGAATACTACGGCATACCAACCAAAAACGAATGGCGACAAAATATCAAGCGATGGTTGTATTATTCAGACTCTTATCAAGGTGGAAACGAATACAGAGAAGGAACTTACCTTACCAAATACATACTGGAATCATCCGAAGAGTATGAAAACAGAATCAAACAAACAGCATTAGACAACCACTGCAAGTCAGTGATTGAAACATACAATTCATTTTTATTCAGGAACCCTCCTATCCGCACATATGGATCTATAGACACTGATCCTGGGCTAACACCCTTTTTAAATGATGCGGATTTGGAAGGGAGAAGCTTTGATGCATTCATGAGAGATGTGTCAACACAAGCATCAATATATGGTCATGTGTGGGTCATGGTAGATAAACCTGCCACACAAGTATCAACAAGAGCAGATGAACTGTCACAGAATATCAGACCATATGTGTTGATGTTTTCTCCCGAAAATGTCATTGACTGGGCATATGAAAGACAGCCATCAGGTGTATATGAACTCACAATGATCAGAATATTTGAAGGTGCTGATGACACACAAGGTTATTACAGAGAGATCACCAAAGATACCAACATGTTGTATGTCAAGAAAGCAGACACAGAAGCACAGATCATCGAAGAAACACCCAACAGACTGGGCATTGTGCCTTGTATACCGGTGTATTCACAGAGATCAAGAACCAAAGGTGTAGGTGTATCTGATATATCAGACATAGCTGACATGCAGAGAAGCATATACAATGAACTGTCAGAAGTAGAACAGTTGATTCGTATTTCAAATCACCCATCATTGGTCAAACAGGATTCAGTGGATGCAGGTGCAGGTGCAGGTGCTGTGATATCAATACCAGATGACATGGTAGAAGGTGTAAAACCATATTTGTTGGAGCCCACAGGATCAGGTATTTCAAACATACTGAGCTCCATAGAACAAAAAGCCAATGCCATCAACAGAATGGCCAACATGGGCGGTGTGAGAAACACCACAACCAGAACACTGTCAGGCTTGGCCATGCAGACAGAAAGAGAAATTTTGAATGCCAGACTGTCAGAAAAAGCAGACAACCTAGAACTAGCAGAAGAAAGAATTTGGAGACTGTGGTCACAGTGGCAAGGCAAAGACACAGAAGGTTTGATCATTGATTATCCAGATTCATTCAACATACATGACAAAGAAAACACAGTGGCCCTTCTAAAATTGGCCAAAGAAACCAAACCCATGAATCCCAAATTGCTAGAGCAGATAGACATACTGTTGGCAGAGGCCATCATCAAAGATGAAGATCGTTTGGCAGAAGTCAAACAAGCACAAATGACAGTAGAGCAGGATTCAGTCGCTCAGATGTCTGAGCCGATGGAAAAGAAATTGGACATGCCACACCCTCCAATGGAAAACAAAGAAGACATGGTGGCACACATGAGAAAAATGATAGAACAAGGTTATACAGATCAGGAGATATTGGACATCCACCCTGAAATGTCTGACTTTTTTAACCAAGGAGACAACAATGGCTAGACATAGCAAGATGACAATGGGCGGTCGTAAAAAGAAAGACGACGACAAAAAGAAAAGAAAGAAAAAAACTTCTACAAGAAGAAAATCAAGTAGAGGTTAATGAAGAAACAGAATTGGATGATGTATTTCCAGAGTATCCAATCAGTGTGTCCGTGGAGTTATAAATCTTATCAACAAGGTCGTATACTGATACGAGACTTTGATGAAGATGAAATAATTTTGAGAGACATCAACTGGGATGACAGATATGATGCTGTTGTGTATCAATATGCACCAGCAGACTGTGATGATTTGGAATATATTGTCGAATCTTTGAACATAGAGTCAAGGAACTGTGAGTACTTTTTTAGTCATCCTGACTACACAAAAGGACTCAACAACCAAACTGTAATACCAGTGGTAATACAGCAAGACAGAGCACAGTTGAAGAAGATTAGACTTGAACGAGCTCTTGCAAAACAAATAAATAACACTAATACAGCAAAAAAGCTGGATAGTTAGACTTAAAACTATAAAGGAAGGTCATACAATGAGTGAATTGGAAAACACAACACAAAACACTGAGCCCACTGAAGCTCCAGTTGAAACACCAACTGAAGACACAGGAAAAACTTTTACACAGGCAGACTTGGACAAAGTTGTTGCTGACAGAGTATCTAGAGAAAGACGAAAATACGAGAAAAAGTATGAAGGTGTAGATCTAGAGCAATACAGCGAACTAGTTCAAAAGGCAGAGAAGGAACAACAAGACAAACTCAAAGCCAAAGGCGAGTTTGAAAAGATTTTGAAAGAAACTGTGGAGAAAAAAGACTCCCAGATTGATGCTCTACTAGGACAGGTAAGAACTATCAAGATTGATGGTGCATTACTTGACACAGCTTCAAGAAACAAAGCAGTGAACCCACAACAGGTAGCAACACTTTTGAGATCACAAGTCAAACTCAACGATGCAGGAGATGTCGAAATAGTTGATCCCAAAACTGGCCAAACAAGATACAATGATGCTGGAGAGCATTTATCTGTAGACAGTTTGGTGCAAGAATTTTTAACAGCGAATCCACATTTTGTGAGTGCTACACCATCAGGTGCAGGAACAACATCAAAAATTGGCGATGCTGGAGCGAGTAAAAGTCTTGATATAACAAAACTGGACATGAGAAATCCTGATCATAGAAAGCTGTATGCGGCCTATCGTAAAGACAAAGGTATTTCTGCATAATGTCCAATTATACAAACTTAACAGGAGACCAATAAAATGGCAAACGAAATCAAATCAACTACAAGTACACTAGATGATCTGATCGCTCCAATCGTAGCAGAAGCACAATTTGTAGCGGCAGAGAAATCTATCATGAGAGGTCTTGTAAAACAATTTAATGTTCCAGCAAATTCTGGAAAAGTTTTACAGGTTCCAATCTACCCAACACAGACAGCGGCTGTATTAACAGAAGCTGACGACCTAACACCATCAGCAATCTCAACATCAAAAGTTGATATCACATTGAGAGAAGTTGGTTTAATGACTAATGTATCAGACCTAGCATTAAATCATTCTGAATCAAATGTTATTGCAGATGTAGGAAGATTGTTTGGTGAAGCAATCGCAACACAAATCGACAAAGACCTAACAGCATTGTTTGGTGGTTTTTCAACTACAGTAGGTTCAGCTTCAACGGCGGCAACAGCGGCATTAGTATTCGAAGCTGTAGCAAAATTAAGAGCAAATGCAGTTCCACCAAGTGACCTAGCATTGGTATTACACCCGCTAGTGGCACACGACCTTAAATCAACTATCACATCAACATTCGCGGCTCCGGCTAGCGATCTTGGTAACGAAGCATTAAGATCAGGCTTTGTAGGTATGTTGGCAGGTGTTCCAGTGTTTGAAACATCAAACATGGCAGACTCATCAGGTAACTTCCCAGGCACAACTGGTGATTACAAAGGTGCAGTATTCCACAGAGATGCTTTAGCAATGGCAATGAGCGGCGATATCAAAATCGAAACTCAAAGAGATGCATCAGCAAGAGCAACTGAGATCGTAGGTGTAGCAACATATGGTGTAGCAGAGCTACAAGACACATATGGTGTTGAACTTGAGTTTGATTCTTCAATCCAAGGCTAATTTGGATAAAGAAACAACATATATTTTGGGGCAGTGGCAACATTGCCCCAATATAACAACAGGAGATCAACATGAGCAATTTTGCAACAGATTCGGATGTGTTAGAGTATGAACCAAGAATCAAAGACTTTGGTGTCATTGATTTTTCACAGGAACATACCAAAACCACAGCAGATATTCAGAGATATTTGAGAATCAACTGGTGGGCCAGAGTGAGAGGCACTTCAGGTAATACCAGATCATACTTTGCATATGAGGGTCTGGAAATGGATACAACCAAATCCT